CCTCGCCAGCTTGACGGCCATCATAAATTGTCCAACGTGTAGAGGCTCTATCTTCGCCTCATCTTTTAACAAAGGGCGAAACAAAACATTTACTATGTTCGCAATGTCCAAAAAGTTTTGAGTGCAGTCACCATACTCTCTTGCCCTATCTCCGTTGATCGCAGATCCAGCATCCCCAAGAATTTTATCTCTAATATTCAACTGTACAACGCCTTAATTTTATTGCTGACTTCAACTTCTTTGCATTTAATTTTTGTCAAACGTGTTCTTTCAAACCTGTACTTTACGCTAGCCTTGTGAACGTCATCATAGTCAGTGTCAGGTTTAGACTTTAAGTCTTCAAGTCTTTCTTTAATGCTTTCGATCTCCAATTCTTTCTCAAGAATATTTTTTTGCAAAGCAGTAAGATCATCGTACAGCAGTAGTTTTTTTTCAACTCTTATGGCAGCGTCAAGAGGGTTTTCGTCGGGGTCAAAATATTCCATGTCACACCTTTGGCGTTGGTCTAAAGATTTTAAAGTCTGCACACGCGCCAAAATGTTCCTCACCAGTTCTACTGCAAGAGAAACCACCTTGCTCATTCGCAAAGCTGTGTTCGCAAAAGCGGCACTCTGGCTCAATGTCAGGAACTTTCCAACACGAACTTCTTTTAAAACAGAAATTACAAGGATAGGCGTCTTTCTTTGCTTCATCGTAAGCGCGATTTCTATGACCGCTCAACGCTGCTTGAATGCGAACAAACATTCCGTCCCACTCTTCCTGATCAAAGTGAACGATCTCAGCGTGATAAGCAGAAGAATTTTTACAGTACGAAATGAAAAAAGCCTTTGGTATTTTAAACATGGCCATCATCATTTGGCACTGAGCGTAATATTTTGGGTCAGACTTCTGAACGCCATGCTTCTTGAATGCGTTGAACCTTGTATTCTTCATAGACTTGATCTCTAAGATCGCTGTCCGTTCATCGTCAGGTATGTCGTCACCTTCAAAGGTAACAATTCCGTCGCTGTGGCAGACGACATGCCCACCTAGCCATTCGCGTTTGTGCTGCCGTCCAGACCATTCGTCCTTCTCATGCACCAACAGGTCAGCCATCTTCTTTAAGTCGCTGACAACTTGGTCTTCGATGCGGTGGCCATCCCGAAATATACGCTTGATCTGTGGGTCAGGTTCATCGCTGGGAAAACCTCGCAAGCTCAAAGCCATCTCAGCTATGCATGTTGTCCCAGCCATGCTTGCGCCAATATAACTTCGGGCCTCGCCACGATCTTCAGCGGCGAAGCCAACGTCAATATCGTCAACAACCTTTTTAGCTATCGACTGCCAATCCATCAGAACGGTATCATATCATCTATGTCTTTGGACGTAGACGCAGATGATGTGTCAGGCATCCAGTGATAGTTCACTCTGAATTGATCCTTACCGTTGTAAGGTTTATTCTTAATGTTAATCCCAATCGTCTTACCCACAAAGAAACTAACGTCAGGTGTTTCTTCTGCTTCGTGGCCGAGAAGTAGCAGCAGCTTCTTGATAATCTTCCAGTTTATTTCAACCGACTTTTCGTGAAGATCATCAACGATATCCAACCACTGTCGGATAGTTCCCTTGTCGTTCTCATAAGACAAAGTAAGAGTGTGCTTCTTACCTTGCGCTTCCACCTTAGCGTCAGAAATTTTAACAGTGTGCTTTCCAACGCCAAGAGTATCCTTAAATTCTGGCATTTCATCCAACGCTACATCCTTCATAGAGATGTTTGCAAATCCGTTAAAGCTCATTTAGTTGGCCCCTTCTTTTTAAATGTTTCATAATCTGCTTTTGACATTTGAATAATGTTCAGTAGCGCGGTTACATCGTCCTGATCCTCAACAGGCTTCAGTCTACGAAATGGATCTCTTGTCTTCCCCTGATGACCGTTGACGTTATCGGTGACGATAAATCTTTTGACCCTCACGTTCTCACCTTGCGTCACGGTTTTACGCACAAGACAGAAGACGTGATCGTACAAAGCTGGCAGCAACTTGGCGACTTTTGATTGAATTACCATTGGGTAATAGTCTATCCCACCGTTGTCGTTGTTCTCTTCCTTTTGTAAACAAGTTATAAGAACGTGGATCGGCATGTCTCGCAGCCACTTCAAAGACGCAACAAACTTGCGCTCATACGTTGCCCACTTTTCAAAGTTGTTCGTGCTACCACTCTGGGTATGCTCATCGTCAATGTCTTTGAAACATTGCTGTGATAATTCTGTCACACTATCAATAGCTATCCACTGGTAGTTCGCTTTCGAAAAATCGTCTGAATTATTTATCCAAGCTGCTATCTCTTGGAAGCTGCTTCCCTTAGAGTTAGTGGATGAGAATGACGTGAACGGAATGTAGTCAATTGCTTCAGACGCAACTGAACCCAATCCACTTTCGCCTGACAAAATTAAACCTTTGCCATACCGTTTTTGATAGTTCAGCGCTTGGCTAGTTTTACCAGCTCCATGAGAACCAATTACTATTGTCTTCGTTGCGCCCGACACTGAAATATCGTTCGTCTTTAAAACACCAACCTTCATGTTTACTCCTTAGTTAAAATTTAATTTAATGGTTGTGTAAGGATGTGTGTTAATGTATCCGATACACCGTGTCAACCATGTTAAAGGAATAAAATGAGATTTGATATACAACGAATGGTGTGTGATCTGGGGGGAGCTAGTGCAGTTGCTAGTTCGTTGGGGATCACACGAACCATTCCATATGCGTGGGTTCGCAGAGGGATGATCTCTTCGACCTATCTAGCAAGGTTAAAAGAAGTCAACAAAAGGCTCAACCTAAACAAGTATATAATAGAAGGGCAAGAGAATGGAGATATTAAACGCAGCTCTTGAGCTGTTAGAACAGGGTATATGTGCGCTGCCAGCGAACGGTAAGCATCCGTCCTGTTCATGGGGTCACTACGAGGATGAACAAACTCTACCGTCAGTTGGTGAGCTTGAAAGATGGTGGTCAACAAATCCTAATTGGGACTTGTGTATCGTCACTGGCGAGCTGTCAAAACTTATTGTTGTCGATTGTGATAATGAGAAAGCTCGCCGCCAAGCTGTTGAACTTGGGCTGGATCGAACGCCGATATGGGCGAAGACAAAGAATGGCTGGCACTACTATTGGCGTTACCCTGACGGCGCAGAGAAAATTCAAAACCGTGTTGGGGCAAACGCCAACGACATGGATTGGCCAAGGTGTAAAGGCTTAGACCTTCGCGCAAAGAAGGGGATTGCTGTCTGTGCGCCGACGAAGGGTTACACTTGGCACAAAGCTTGTGACTTCGATGAACTTCCTGACTACCCCTATGAGAGTGACATAGATTTAATAGGTCGCTCTCTTTCAAATGTTGTAACTCTCAAAGATTTTCAGTTCGGCGGCGTCAGCTTGTCTGGGGTAAAAGCCGAGTTGAATATCTGGGAACAGACGAAGATCAAGGTAGACCGCGAAGGTAAGTTTCAAACAGGCGGCGGTAACGGAAGGGATGATGCGGCTTACAAAGCGATGGGTATGGGAGCTAGCAAGGGGCTGCGCGGAGATGAGCTGCGCGAGTTTGCTTATGAGTTTATGGACACTTTCTTTGTTGAGCGTCTGGACGAAAGCAAGATAGACCAGATGCTAGAGCGCTGTGAGAAAGCAGAGGAAAAGAAAAATCCTACGCCAACGCCAGAGCCAGTTGTCAGAAAAAAAATCTCTCCCATTACAACCCATGACATCGAACGCCTTGAGCAAGAGATCGGGACGCAAGAGTATATCCTTGATCCTTGGCTTCCAAAAACTGGCAGCATCTGTCAAGTACATGGGTATTCTGGGCATGGTAAGTCTATGTTTATTCGTAACGCTTTGTATCACGTTGCTGCTGGCGCAAAAAGCTTTGGGCCTTGGAACATCGACAACCGATCTAAAGTTTTATATTTGGATTTTGAAAACAGTCGATCAAATATTGTGACGTTTTTAGAAAAATCGCGGCGAAGTATTGGTGACGCTGAAAATTATTTTCAGATGTTCGCACCTTTTGATGTTGAAGATCAAATGAACCTAATGACTGACGCTGGCCTTATGCTTCTGTCGGATTGGATTAAAGCTTCAAAGCCTGACGTAGTTTGTGTTGATACTATTCGTTCTGCGTGGCTGGGGCTGGAAGAAAACTCTGCCAACCAGTGGTCGCAGATTAACCAGATGTGTTTAGATCTTCGTAACTCTGGCATTACCGTTGTGCTTGTGCATCACTCCAACAAGCCATCTGAAAGTCGTCTGGGCCGTGAGGCTGGCAGCTCAAATCAGCTAACCGTATTAGAAACTCAGATCAAAATTACACAAGTCTTCCGTGATCCTGACACTGCCGAGGCGCGAGCTGGCATATCAGACGCTGACCTTGATCACAGTGTTTGGGATGCGATGGACAGTAATTCCGTACTCAGGATGGGTGAACGTTTGGACGTTATAGTAGAAGCAAGATACGGAAAGGTAAGGGATTGGACTGACGCGCATGAGACGCACCACTACATTGGGTTTGCTTCGTCAACGACAGACAATACTCATAGGGTTGTTGGTCGTCAGGGAGTTAAGCAGTGGGCGCTAAAGCTTGCCACATCCCACATGGGTACAGATGGACAACGTAAGAGCGCACTAGATGACCGAGAGATTGCGTCTAAGGTAAGTCGGCCATTGGAAGTAGTGCAGCAGTGGACATCTCATCTTAGGACGGCTGACGTATCCAATAAAGTCACAAACCTACAGGCGTAAGACTACTTTTTCTTCTTAGCAGTCTTGGCTGCATCTCTAAAGTTCTTATCAGAAGGTGCGCCCTTTGCGCCCTTCTTTCTCATCTTCTCACCACGTTTTCTTTTGGCGTGGATGTTGGCGTACAAGCCCTTCTTCGCCATCAGTAGCCTTTCTTTTTCGTCTTCATAGGCTTACCAGTTTTCTTGGCTTCTTTAGCAGCAGCCTTTTTACCAGCTTTCGTGTACGCAAATTTCTTTTTTCCTACGGACGGCATGTTAATCTCCTAACAATTCCACGCTCTGCGTGACCAATAGTTTGCACTTAGTTTATTAGCTTTTCCCTTGATGCCACCAGACCGAGCGCAGTAGCTTTTCTTTCTGGCTGGCTGGTCTTTCTTGATCGTCATATTTGCATCGCCAAATCGAATGATCTTTTCTTTGCCGTTGGCGCAAGCCTTGACCACAAATTTCTTTCCACCCGAAACCTGACGTTTCGGTTTGTTACAGGGCATTGATTTCTTGCTGACTTTCGATTTAGTCTTTGCCATTTCTTACCCAAAAAATGGGGGGTAACAGAAAGAACATACAGAAATCTATTACCCCCTAGTGGTTTCGAAGGGAGGATGATGCTTTGAAGAGATGAGGTCACCCTAAGCATCAAGATAAATTATATAGTAAAGTTGTGTCGGGTCAATAACTTTTAGTGTGTAAGTTTACCTGACGTTATTAGCGTTGGTAGAATGTACGCTCGTCCTTCGCTTAGTCAGCCTCGCCAGAGGTCTGCTCACGCAGAACTCTGCCTCGCTAACTTCGCTTGCCCGAGCGTACCAATTATTTTCAATCTGTCAATATCTAAAGCACCTAATGTTGTGTATTTGACAAAATAAATTTACAAAGTTAGATAAAAGACACAACCTAAACAACTAGGGGAAAAGACTTGGGTCATTCTACTAGACTGACAGCCGACCAAGAGGAATATTTAAAACAAAATCATCTAACCACAACGTATGCAGAAATGTCACGACACATTGGCGTACACCATGACACTCTCAAAAGAATTTTGGTCAGGATGGGACTACAAGAGTTCAACGGCGCAAAATACCACGCAACAATTGTGTTAAAAAAATGGAAGCGACCTTGCATTAGGTGCAAGTGTACGAAAGAACGACCAGCTAATCAGTACATCTGTGTTGAATGTAAGCAGATCGTTGATTACGAGGACAGCAGTGCCGTAGACTTTAGTGGTTCAGACGAAGCATCTTTATACTCCATTCGTCCATCGACTGCATCTATTTACGTCAGCATAATGCAAGAGCATCAACTTAAAAACAATGATGAGCTTAACGTATCTTCAGTAAAGAATGAAAACGGAAGACTAAAGACAAACGCAAGACGTAATCCATATCGTTACGCAAGGTATCACAATGGCTAATCGTCAGAAGGCTAAGGGAGACGCTTACGAACGTGAGCTAGCAGCACATCTCAACGACAGTGTGTATGGGTATGAGCAATGTGGACGCGCTCCGCTATCTGGCGGTGGCTTCGTCGGCCTGTCAGGTGGCGCTGATCTCATTGG